CCATAGCGCTAACCGTGATGAACACGGCGTACGGTGCAGACCCAGCAAATTTTCCCACAGAAGCAACAGTAATTGCTGAACTAGCGGAAAGATTGCTATTCAAAGCAGAATGCACAGACAGTACGGGTGCCCTAATTCGTGATGCAAACGGAAACGCTGCTTTTGTGTTTGATGTACCGATTGACTTCACTCCAGCAGGTAGACAAAAAGCCAAAGACATGCTCAGACGAATGATGGCAGAATCACCAGAGTTTGCATGGATGATTAGACGCTTCGGGTGTCCACCGGTATTGATTATGGATGAACAAAAACTTACCGACCTAAGAAACCAGGTTCAGGCGCTGCGTGATTCAGGAATGGACATACAGTTGCCTCCCCATCTTGATAGTGACTCTATTGGTGGTTTTTCAATAGCAACTCTTGGTATTACGCTTAGAACAAAACCAGGCAGAGATGACTTGCCGATGGGCTTCAATAGAGGGATAGCAGCGAGAAGAAGAACGGGAAGAAAAATAACTAACCCAGACGGCACCATAGAGGACGAAACAGAACACTGGATGAACAACTTCGGTATTTCTCTTCCTGATGTCGGTATTCATGAATGGGGTCACTGGTTTTATTCAACCGTTCTAGGAAACAAATTACTATACAAGACGTATGGAATTAGAGGAAAAATGGGAGACAGACAATCTCGTCTTTCGTACCTATTTCCTGGTGTTCCTACTGCGGACGTTGAAAAAATGACAAAAGAATTCCTTGATGCTTTTGACGCAGAGGGTTTTATTCCTTTCAACACCATGAGTGAAATGCATATTGACTCAATAGCCAAAGCGGCATACAGAAGCATAGGTAACAACTTAAGAAACAGACCACTACCAGAACAACTGGCTGCTGCTCAAAGGTTCACCGACTTAGTACAAGACTATTTAAATAACGTAGTTAACTCATCACGCGGGTGGTCTCCATCACGCGCACAAGAGTTTGCTGACCAAATAGCGCTTGAGTTTCCGTACCTAGTAAATGACATGCCTCCACTAATAGCGGGAACCTATGCAACAGCAACTCGTCAAGAACTGTGGGCAGAGGCAGTATTACTATTCTCTTCACCTGACTCAAAGTTGAAAGCCAAGTACCTAACGCCAGAGATAGAAGCGTTTATTGCTTACGCTTTTGGGTTGAAGCCAGACAGAGACCCCAATACTCCATATCAAAAACCTTGGGCATCTCGCAGTGGCTTCTCTTCTTCTTCACGGGTAAGAAGACTTCATGCAGCAGAGGACAGTATTCCCGACAGAGTCTCTGACAAAGATGACGGGTTAGCAAGCAGAACTACTGGAGCATCAACTGCAAAGATGAGTCGTGAAGCCTCTAGTACTTCACGTTTCACTGTTGGTGACTACGACTTTGACATAACCGACGAAGACCTATCTACATACGATTGGGATACCGCCTACGACCAGTGGACAACATGGTCGGGTAACTGGCGTATGCGTCACTTATCCTCAGCAATGATGGGTATAGAACAGCAACCAACCAAGGGTGGCGAAGAGTCATTATCAACCGTCCACGAGATAATGCGTTCGGGTGAACTGTCAAACGCACCAGACCACGTCAAAGAATCGGTTCGTGAATCTCTAATCAACACTCACAAGACTATGGAAAAGATATCCATGGGTGAGACTATTAGTGATAGACCCCTCTACAGAGGCTTGGGTTCTGTTCCTGACGATTCAGAGATACTCATGGCAGAACAAGGCGAGACGATAACATTCCCACTTAGTGCTTTCACTCCAGACAGAAGCCTTGCTACAACGTTTGCTGACATGAATGCCGAGAGTGACAAAAAAGTAATCCTCCAACTCAGAGATGGTGCCCATGTAGCATCTAGCGATTACACGACACAAATAAGAGACCTAGAAAGCGACTGGATAGAAGTACCTATTGAATCTGTTACTCAGGGAGAATTTACTGTCGTCTCCAAGAGCGAGAAAGACGGGTACACAGTAGTAGAACTGTCGCACTCAAAGACGTTTGACCCACTAGCAGGAAGAATGGTTCCAACCAATGTTCGTGGTGGTTTTGCTTCTTCCAGCATGAGACCAGAGCGACGGGTATCAGATAGCGCCATCCGCACATTGACAGACAATATGGACTTCCTTCGTGACAATCCACCAATCGGCAAGGGTGGCAAAGACCTAGATGACCAGTGGGCACAGAAGACAATAGAGAAACTACGCAGTGGGGAGATATCCCAAGAAGACGCATTTGACCTAATGAATGTCGTCATTGAGATACTCAACAACGGGTTCAACGAAGACCCAAGCCAGAAAGAAAACCCAGACGGCAAACTTCTTGCTTACCAAAAACTATCCAAGCGTCTACGCAGGCTCGCTGTCGGCGCTATGGACAAAGACGATATGGAAGACTTCCGCAGAGAACAAGGCATTGGTCCTACTGCGATTACGGAACCAAAGCCAGGTCCTTATCCTGGTGGTCGTTTTGGCTTCTCATCTACGACAGCACGGGAAAATTTGTCTACACGGACAGACCAGCGCATTAGTGACATTGACACACAGGTGGCAGAACTTGAATCCGTCAATGCTCGCCTGACTAGAGCAATAAGTGAACTTGAAGCCACGGGTAACTGGGAAGGAGTTAAGCATGACGTGTTCATCACCGAAGGCAATGACCCAAAGACTTACAGCAAGGAGCAGTTAGAGAGCAACGGCTGGTCTGAAATAGTAGTGCAAGACTCAAGAAATGCTATATCGGCAAGGCAGAGAAAGATAGATGTTCTCAAGAAAGATAGAGACAGTCTTGAAGATGACAAGAAACGCCTAACCGGTGACTATCCAGAAACAACAGTACTCATTGAGGAGTTGCTTCTTGACGAAGCCAATGTTGAGAAGGTCAAAGCAAGAGCACTAGAAGTCAGTTCAATGAGTGAAAACCAGAGAATGGAAAGATTCACAGACCCGAACGACCCAAATGCAATATATGTAGTCCACTACGGAGCAGCAAAACTAGAAGGCGGAGAACTTGACCCTGCTCGCTCACGAGGACAAGTTGGACAAGCAATTATGGGCAATACTCGTCAAATCAATGACGAAACGGCCAGATATATGGTCGGAAAGCGTGATGATGCCAAGCGGGACATATCCATCCTTGAAGACATGAAGCGTCAGATTGATTCTGATGGAGTTGTTGATTTTGACGCAATAAGAAAAGCCGACCTCAAGGACCCACAAAGAGTTGGAAGAGCAAGAATGCTGTTGGGTCTTAATCGCAGTGACCCAGAAAGTTCAACAATCACCCCTGAAGCACGACAGATTGCCAATATTGACGGCGCTATCGGAGACAAGAACATAGTGCTGTCCAGACTTGACAAAGTAGCGGACAAATTGGTCGCAGACGACTATCAGTATTCCAGCACATACAGAGCATCATCGTTGCAAGACTTGTTCGGCTCGTATGGAGGAAGATACGCAGAGGGTGACGACACAAAACGTTCATCAAACACGGGAATTCACATATTCAAAGTAAGAATTGGCGATGACGCAACCGAAGAAAACAACGTTGGTGAGACTCACCTTGTTGGTAAACACACTCCGATTGCTTCTCTTGTTGTAGACAGTAATGCAAGTAGTGACAATCCTGGTCGTGAAATATGGAAGGGTTGGCTTGATTTGGTCATCCAACAGGACATCGGCAAGAATGATGCAATAACACTCTCGGAAGATGGAAGAATGCCAGACATGCCAGGACGTGAGATAAGAGGAAAATCGGTTCAATGGGTAGACCTAGCAACCAAGTCCTTTGTATCCAGTGCTCCGTCATTTGACACCAAGTCACTCAAGTACACAAAACCAGAGTTGCGTGAAAGAATCAAGAACCGTATTATGGCTGGTAGCAAAGGTGGAAACCCGGGTCAGTGGTCTGCCCGCAAAGCGCAACTGGTTGCTTTGGAGTATCGTAAAGCAGGCGGTGGCTACAAGGGCGGCCTGCGTAAGACTCAGCGTTCGCTCAATAAATGGACACGAGAGAAATGGACAACTTCAGATGGAAAACCAGCGATTCGCAAAGGCGGCACTCGCCGTTACCTTCCTTCTACTGCTTGGAGTCGCCTTACGCCGGCACAGAGAGCGGCGACTAATCGTAAGAAAATCATCGGAAGTCGGCAAGGCAATCAGTTTGTTGCAAATACACGAAGTGCAGAGAATGCTTCGCGCAGAGCGAGAAACTGACGTTATCCCCAGCAGGAACGAGTTCCGATAGTCTTCACCACTTACCTAGTGGGCAAGCCTCGCCTACAAAACGCACCTTCATAAGTAGTGGGCAACCACAAACCTTGCAGGTCTTCTTCCACTTCTTCATGTGTGGACATTCTTTACAGACTGCGTATCTACGAGCAGCGATTGACGCTGATACTTCTTCCATTAGCGCATTCTACGCTGACATTTAAGGCAGAACTCCGACCATGGGTAGTACCTGCGCATGTTTATGGGGTGAGAACAGTCAATAATTTCAGTGACCTTATCGTTCACCGTGTCTCTAATCATCTGAGACATGGTAACCCCAATCTTCTCCGAGGCTTCCTTCCAACGTTCTCTGTCTTTGTTCGTCAAACGAACAAGAATATTCTTGTCGGCAGGACCATCTTCTGGCGAAACCTCGGTAGAAATGGATTTATCTCCATGAGCCTCACGGTCAATAGCCGAAACTAAATTACTAATCTCTTGGTCTTTTTCACTCATCAACTATCTCTGCGTCCTGTATTGGTGCTTGCCCGAGGATACCAGCAACCATGTCCGGTGGAAGCACACCCGACATGCCCATGATTTCCAACAGTTTACGAGCCTCTGTCTCTGGGTCAAAGGCGTCAATAGCCGCAGGACGTCCTGATTCACCAGCAAGAGTGGCCTTCACCGACTCCGAGCCCCGTACATCCATCTGAACGTTGATATTGGTGGCTTCCATACCTAGAAGTTTTGTTCTTCTGTCCATGATTGAGAGAACTTGTTGTATGGCTTTGAGGTCTGGCTCTACTGCCACCTCGGTACCGTCATCCATCTTCACCTTTCGGTGCTGAGTCAGTGGCCAGATTGCCGCTTGGAGGTTGTCCAGACGCTCTAGTTCCATCCGTAGCACCTCCGGGTATGCCATGAGTGCTTCTCTGTTCAGTTTCTCCAACTGGCGCTGTACAGCCCTGTGTACGGAAGCAGACGTCAGGTCAAATCTTCTGGCAATCTCAGATACTGCGACGCCAGCCTGTCTCATCTTGAAGATACGTAAGTCTCGCTCTGCGATGAACTCTTTAGTCATCACTTTATTATTGCGTTCTTGACTCATTTGTTTACCTTAGCGTACTCCACTACTTCAAACGGGAAAAGCCTACCCCTCTTAATCTTGGTAGGCCATGGCCTGTCGTCACGAGCACCTCGGAAATGCTTGACATCATAAGTGTACGCCATGCCAGACGAAATGTCAGGAGTTAAGGCAATACCAAACTCTGGCCAGCGAGACCATACCGCAGAACCAAATGGACGCAACTGACGATTAGTCATGCTTTCACCTAGAGGAGCATGGTGTTCCAACCAAAGAGCACACTGATAAGAGTCTCTGATGTAGTCAAGGTACTTAGCAACCTCTACCGCTACTGCTTCTGCCGTGCGACCACCTGGGTCTACGAAAGCCTTGTAAAGAGGACCCATAATAAGCAACTCGGGTTTGGTGTCCTCAATGGCACGTTCCAACACTTCTCTATCTTCAGGTTTCATCAAGTCAAAACCTGATGGCTTGACGAGTAGTTCTGCTGTCGGAGACTTTGTGTATCCACGAGCAAAAGCAGCATTGTAGATTTCACGAGAGGTACGTCTGATGATGCGCTCTGGGTTCTCCAAGTCAACAGTTAACGTGCGTACTTGTCGCATCCGCTGATAAGTGAACGGGTGTACGCCGCAACCTGAAAGTATCGCAACCTGTCTAGCAAGCATTGTCTTACCAACGCCTTCGGCAGCAACAACAATAACTCGTTCTGTGCGCTCAATCAAATCGTCAATGACCCAATCGTAAGTGTCATCACTGCTCTCGGAAACAAACTCACTCCACGATACCAGTCTACCAAAATCTCTCGGCTTCTCTCTGCCTGCTGACATTGCGATGCCTTGCGCTTTTATTAGTAACTGATGCGGCGACAAGTCGTTACGAAGAAGTAGTTGTTCCAGTTTGCTCTTCGCCTCAACAAAGACGTCAGGGTCAGGCACTGCTTCAACAACTGTCGCAGTTGCAACAACCGGGGCACTTGGTGCCGGTGTGTCTTCGTCAACTATTAGAAGTTCATCTATGTCTCCACCAATAGACAAGAAGTCAGTTATGTCTTTTTGCTTTGGTGTGTGCCAAACACGTGCTTCACAACCAGCCTTCAATAACTCACTGCATACAGTCTTTGCATGCGCCATTCCTGGCTCGTCGTTGTCTGCGATAATCTCAACTTCTGCACCAGCAAGAGCCGACGTATGTATTGGCAACCACTTACCAGCGCCACCTGGCATTGTTGTTGCAATAATTCCTAAGTCCATGAGAGTGTCGGCGTCTTTTTCGCCCTCAACAACCCAAATAGGGAACCCATCTTTTACAGCATTCATTACTGCTGGAAGATTGTAAAGAACCTTTGGTGTATCACCGAGGGAGTAGTCCCAGCCACCACGACCGTCTGGCTTGCGTTGTCGGAATGTTTTCTTTCCAGCACTATCTACATAACGAAGTTTCTGAAACAGAAGTTCTCCGTCTTTATCAGTGTAGTTGTAAGTCTTGATGAGTTCAAGTTTTTCTTTAGTTCGTTTTTGTGGAGGAAATAAAGATGCTTGTGTCAAACCGATTGATTCACAAATCTCCTTACTGCTGCAGGGTGAGCCCCGATGACAAGAAACCAGAATGTTCCCAGTGTTTGCATCTTCAGAGATTGAAAGGGACGGGTTGTCGTCATCGTTACGACAAGGACACCGTGCTTCCCAACCATTGGAAGTTTCACTAACTCCCTTTAGGCGAGCAAGAAACTCGTCTGTATGTGAAGCCATTACTTCGCTGCTGCTCTTTCTAAGAACTCTCCGCCGTTAGCATCACGAAGTCCTACGCCTCGGAATACTATGCGACCTTCACGTCCGAGTGTTACGTTCTTTGACCAACGCATCTCTGCACGCTGTTGCTCTTCGTATCCGCCCCAAATACCCCATGGTTCCCACTTAATTGAGTACTCCAAGCACTGTACTGAAATGGGGCAAGAAGAACATACTGCTTTTGCTTTTGCTGTGTTGACCCTAATTTCGTTTAGTTCTTCACGCTTGCCAGTTTTTTGTAGAGGGAACCACCACTCTGTTGGATAACCCTTGCAGTTACCATTATCTGGTGAAAAACTACCCTGTTCCAAATCAACCTCCATGCTGTTGCCCCGTTATTCTACGCACATCTCTTTCAGTAAGAAAAATTGTTGCGTAACGCATCCGAAGGTTACCTGCGTCATCCGTCATTACAACATCAACAGCATCAATTGGTATTCCAAAATGTGCAGACAACGATGCTTTCATCATTTGTGTTTCTGTTTCTATTGATGCAAGTTCGTCATCATCAATAAACGTGTTGCGAGGTTGTGCGATTGCTAAAGAAGCCATAGTGCTCTCTACTTTTTCTGCACGTAAACACCACACGCAAGCAAGTTTTGTTGCTGTCGTTGCTCTCGGCCGTTGTTCTATGTGACCACATGAAAGAACATGGTGATAAGTGACGGCACCCCAACCTCCAACTCGTCTTATTTCAACGACGTCTCTACGGGGCGCACGGCGGTGTTCTGTCGTCATGAGTCATACAATAACAAAACCCCACCCGAATAAACGGATGGGGCATTGATAAATCGTTATGCGCTCACGGGCGCACTTAAATGATTAGAAAGGTTCGTCTGATGGGACTGTTTCTTTAGTTCGCTTAGGTGTTGGCTTTGCCGATGAATCGTTTGACGAAGCACGACGACGCTCAATTGACTCAAGAGAGCCTGTACGGATGCCGATTTCCATCGCTTTGATTTCAATCGTTGAACGCTTTTGTCCACTTTCCTTGTCGTCCCATGAACGCTGGTCCAGAGTGCCGACGATTACTACGCCTACGCCCTTTTCAAGTACGTTCACTGAGTTCTCTGCAAGGTATCCCCAAGCGACGATGTTAAAGAACGAAGTCTTTTCCACCTTCTCGCCGGAAGCGTCTACGTAGTTGTCATTCACAGCAACAGAAAACTTCAATTGAGCCTTCTGATTTGTAGTGAACTTCAGTTCTGGGTCTGATGTGAGGTTTCCCACAATTGTTGTTGGTGTAATTGCCATGTTGATTTCTCCAATGTTCGGGGGGTTGTCCAACTGGTTGTAAGACTATCTTCTTATGTGTACACTCGCAACCATGAGTAAGAAAAATGAATTTGAAGTTCGCCTTGACGTTGTAAAGCACATGTCAAAAATGCTTCTAGAGATGTCAGAAGTTGACTTTGAAGCAATGAGCCCCGAAGACGAGTTAATAATGTTGGAAGACTTTGAAGAAGTTGCTGGTCACTTACTTGATTCCATCGGATTTAAGCCCTCAAATAGTGAAAATGGGGTTAATTTCACTGCAGAATTCAGCATTATTGACCCTGAAAAATATATTACGGATTTTTTAGATAAAAGCAGTGACTCCTGACCCTTGCTCCGTAAGGGTTTCCCAAGGTCAAAATATGAATCCTTTGCGTACCAAGGGTTTCCTAATGGTTGACTGTGTGACAAAAATTGGTAAAATAGTTATGTTCAGTTAAACACTGACGACGACATAGGCAAGCGCTTGTTATCTGCTTGTTGACCTATCCGCCGA